GGCTTGTAATATCTTATTTCAAGAGTGGTGTTGACTAGGTAGTTATCTACAAAGCCCACACCTATCTGAGTGGTGTTAATAATTATACTATTGTTGGCAGCAAGGTAGTAAGCACATACTACTCCATCAAAGGTTACGTTGTTAATCATGACAGTTATCTCATCCATTAAGATAGTACCTAAATCCCATCTTTGGATGAAGCCCTCATAATCTCCTACTCCATTTCGTACCCATAGGATATCTCCAAAGCTAGACTCTTTTACAGTTGCTACAGGTGCAGCTATACCGCCCTGTCTAAGTATTGCTGTGTACTTGTAGTACGGAGGGTCAACAGGTATGCCGTTCATCTTACCATATACAGTCAAGTTATCAGTGTAGATACCATCCTCCTCAACTGCAGCATCATCTGCCACCACTACTACCTTGAGACCTGGGCTTACAATGTTACCCCTACCGGTTACTACACCTGAGGTACTGCTCGGTATCACGTTACTGTTGGAGCTCTTAGTCCTAACTATTGAATCATTGGATACCTGAGTGATTGGACCTACACTGCCTATACCTGGTGTTTGTCCTCCTGTTGTAGTTGGAGGTGTTGCAGGTCCTGGTGCAAACGGCATGAGCTGTACATCATTGTCAATACTGATAAGCTCTACTTGTGTGAGCTGATTGCCATTGGCATTGTAGTCAATGACTCGGTTGATGTTCCACCAACTATTGTCAATGCGTATCTTGTCATTCAACTCTAAGGCTTGAATGTCATACTCCTTAAGATTGAAGTAAGCAGTCAACATCTTACCGTTGTTAATCTGCCCCATGGTCCTCCTCCAATACCGGTTATACAGATTGTTCTGCGTTAACGTACTTGGCATGTAGTAGTAGTATGCACAGATTGCAAAGTTGATATCAAAGGTAGGGTTGAGTGGGTCATCAAAGTGACCTACATACGGATAGCTTGTGATGTTAGTCACACCCGTTGTTCCGTAGTCATATATCACATACGATTGACATGGGGTAAGACCTACCTCCGCTGTGCTGTCATACAGGATACGGATGTTGGTGTCAGGTTGGTACCCTGCTAACATTGGAACGTATGCACCAAAGGGTGTATCAATTATTGGCGTAGGGCTGAACAGTACATCCTTAGTAGTTACATCCTTGACATACTCATTGTCAAAGATAACCTCTGCCTGCCCGTATATCTGATTGGTAGCATCAGTGTATATCTTGTTGGGCGTATCCTTATCTTCCTTGTATGTGAGTATCACTTTCTTACTTGTGATATCAGGGAGGAATGACAATGACTGCTCCTTGTCCTTAGCTAGTAGCAGAGTCCAATCTACTTCCTTGCCTGCATCATAGTAGTCATCCCTGTGGATAAGGTTGAGCATGTTAGGCTGTGACTTGTCTACCTCAACATACAGGTTAAACATGTTGAAGATACCCTTAACAAATTCATTCTGCTTTATCTTCTTAGGCACATAGTCATTGACATCAATGGTGCCACCTGTAGCTACAATGTTACTGCTCGGGGTGATGGTGATATCTGCAGAGTTAATCGTTAAACTAAGTTGGTAGCCTAAAAGATAATACCCCTGCGTAGTGTCAAAGATAGCCTGTACATTGGTAGTCAAAGCTGTGAGCTGTGGCAGTAGGTTGGGGTCAGTAGCTTGTATGGTTACAAGTATCGTATCTGTAGCAATGTTAACAGTACCTGCAGGAGGTAAACCTGGGCCAACGTACATAGGTGATGATACGTTGACATTGAACGGAGCATTGAAAAAGTTAAGGTAAAATGTCGGAGCACCTACTGATACATTGGGAGATAGACCAATCATGTCAAGGCTAAAGTTCACCAATATCTTTATCTCATAATACTGAGCATTAGCAGAGTTGATATTGAATGGTGTAGTGTACACCCCTGTGACCGGGTCAAAGATATTCTGTGGGTCCTCTAACTCAGTAAGGTTATTGAATGTATAGATACCTGTGGTAGGAGTAATTGAGAAAGGTGATACTACTGTGCTAGGTGTAGTCTTCTCTGCCTTTACCACATAGTCTAAATAATCAAAGTTATCTATCCCTCCGTTGTATGGAATGACTAGCTTGTCAAACTTGGTAGCACTAAGAGTAGGCCAATTGTATTGAAACCCTGCATCAGCAAAGATACGATCAAAGTAAGTCTTGGCAAAGATGGCAGGCTTGAACTCAACAGTGCTAAAGATTGCATCACCTGTACCTGGGAGGAAGTACTTGAAGCCATCCACCTCAGTGTTGTTAAATCTGTTCACCACATTGAATGCATCGTATGTGTGGTTGAGGTCACTGAAGTCTATGTTGGTAAGCTCAAGGTTATTGATGGCTGTAAAGAAGTCTGCCTTGCTCTCCTTTATCAATACCTCATACTCCACATGCTCCTCATAGCCATCAGTCATCTGCACTTTCTTAACTGCCTTGAGCTGCATGCTCGCATCCTCCATGATTGGGATACCATCCTGGATAACTGCACAGGTAGTGACAGCGTTAATGTCAAATGTACCGGCTACAATGTTGACATCATAGTAATGGTTCAGCAGGTCATTGTTGTTCTTACTGCCTACCAATGTAATGGTCTTAGAGAAGTTACCTTTCCTTTGTGATATATCCCTGATGTCTCCTACCTGAAAGTTAAGAGGGAATGCAGTACCCTCCTTTACCTCAAGGTAGCCTGTAGCTAGTTGTATCTTAACCATTCACCATGTCGTTGTTAGCGAGCTTAATAGTAATGCTCTGCTTGATTAGGTTCTTATTCCGTTGCTTGAATTTTTCAAAGGTAGAGGTCACGATGTTACAGCTCACATACTCTGTACTCTCAGGTACATCACAGCTCTCATCATAGTTACTAATCTTGAAGTATGTGTATGGTGAACTGACAAGCTCAGTGAAGTACTCAGCCATCTGCTCATTCATCCAATTGGTATTAAGGTCGATGGTGTTCTCAACACTAACATAGCTGTTGATGTAGCCTCTATCTGTTAGGTCATAGGTCCATTGACTAGACTGTATGTATCCGGCTACATCCTGATTGTACTGCTCCCTTGTTACGTTGCCTCTTTCATAGTACCTACCTGTGAAAGCAAAACTACCCCATGAACCAAAGCGGTCCAGGAATATGATGCTGTACTCTTGGCTCCTCACTCTACGATCAATGTTAACTCTGTATGACTGTGTGACCTGTGAGCCTCCATGCTCATAGTAGAACTCATACCACTCAGTGGTAGGCTTAATCAATGGGAGTGTTCCTGTTACCACTGTCAAGGTACCTGCGTTGTTCGGACCTACTGCGTTCCCTGTTACATGGTCCGTAGCTGTCACGTTCTTTCTTAACACATCACCTCCATCATTGGTGAATATAATTCTATGTGTACCACCACCTGAAGACCCATAGACTGCGTTCATCCACAAGTCCTGTGACAAGGTAGCGTAGAACTCCTGAGCAGGTAGCGTGGTGAGGAACTTATCTGTTGCGTTGTTAAGGTAGTATTGCAGGTAGTTGTAGCTAGGCCATTGAGTCCAAGGTATAGCACCATTGAACACATACTGATTAAGCCTTAGCACAATATCTCTTGTCACTGTTCTGCGACCATCAGCATAGGTGATGCTGCCATCAATAGATGCATCCGTTACCAATGACCATGCACTATTAACAACTAAGAACCCCACCCCCACAGATAGCACAGTGAAGAGCCCCTCAAGGTTTGGGTTAGCTACACCACCATCTACCTGAGTGATGACTATCTGATCACCTGGCACAAATGTGTTGGTCACGTTAATCTGTACGTTGCCTCCGTTATTGGTCAAGGCTGAGGTGTAGACCGTAGTAGTTAGATACTCCTCTCCTACCTTGACATCATACTTGTAGTGACTGTTAGGTGCATCATACACAGTGGTGTTGGTAGGGTACAAGTCAAATGATACCTTGGCTTGCAACAGCTTGCTGAGGTCAATCTCTCCGTAGCCTGTGCCATAGGTAGGCAGTACCCTGTACTCTGCTATCTTGTTAGTGGTGCCACTCTCATAGATATCAAAGATATACTTGAAGCCTCCAAGGGTTTTGTTCGTGGAGTCATAGATATACTTAATGGGATTGTACGCAGGGGTGAATATCTGCGGTACCGCCTTTGTTGTGATTGCCATACCTATATTATTCTAGATAGGGAAAGTGTTTCTAAAAGGCGTAGTAAGAGTCATCGGTGTAGTACTCCTGTCTGATGTGAGTGGTGGCATACCTGATGGCATCCATGGCATCATCCCACATCTTGACCGGTTCATCAGTGATCATGTCTCCTACTTTTTTCCACTTGTAATTCTCATACTCTTTCTTGAGTGCCTTGTCATCCTGGCAGAACACCCCAAAGGTCTTGATGTTGTCTATCCCTTTCTTGACTACCTTGTTAGCATTGATGACATCGTACCCACTGTTGACCATCTCTGCAATTATCTCGGGCCGTGCATAGTCAGCCAGGATAGTGACCTCTTTCTCAATGTTGAGCTGTCTCATCTTCTCAATGAGCATGGTGGTGGTCAGGTAGCTCTCATAGATAACAGGCTCAATGAAGAT